TTAAACTTACTATCTGAAATGTACCTAGGGTTTTCTTTATTCGGTTTTATCTCCGATATATTCACTATTTTCCTCATCTTCTTGGGGTTTTTGAGTTTCACAATAGCAAAGTCCTATTTGCATATAACAGTAACAAAATCCGTCTTTTTTTTTGTTATTCATTTAATGTGAACCAATGAAAATTCATTCCAAAAACAAAAAGAAAAAATTGTATCGTGTGTCTTTTATCGTCTGCAATAACTGGCATTCCTTCCATTTCTTCATTGGAGTAGTTTATACCTGCAACAATTCCATATAACGGAAAAAAATCAATTTGAAACATCTTTTAATTTATTATACAAAAATAGATAAAATTCCCAAATATTTTGCATATACTCATTTTTATCATATAATTTGCCGCTAGAATGAGCCACACCGTTAATAGTATAAACTAAAATAAATTTATCGCCTTTAATCTTTGGATATACCTTAATTCTATTTTCAGTACACCATTTAAAAGCCTCGTAATGTTTCGGGTTTGTGTTTATGCTCATCTTAAAAAGGAACTTGTTCTTTAGTTATCTTATTTAATAATTTCTTTTTGTGTTCAAGCGCATTAATACTTTTATACGCCCCCCCTCCATTTTTAAAATCTGGAGCAACCTCAAAGACCCCTTGCGAGCCGTTTTCCTTTCTCTTTACTTTTTGTATATGTACCTCAACTAAATCGCTGTCATATTCGCTCCTCTCGTTTAGCTTTCTATATACCGTCATACAGTTATAAGCTTTATTAAAAAAGTCAGCGCTTCCAGAAATAGAGTAGGGAGTTGGCACTTTATAAACGCCGTTTTCGCTTTCCATTTTACGAGGGTGAGCTACTAAAAATAAATGAGTGTTTGTTTGCTGGCAAAATTGAGTAATCTCAGAAAGCATACGCCCAATATAACTGTGGTCTTTTTGTTCGCTATGGTCGAGTTGATTCCATGGGTCAATTACACAAATATTAACTCCTTTTTGAAACACTAATTGTCTAAAATTATCCAATATACTTTTAAGCGTCAAATTTGCTAAGTCAATTTTTACGAAATGAAAATGCTCCTCAATAAAATCTTTTGATAGATTAAGGGTTTCATTATCACACTCTTTTTCATTTAGTTTATTAGCTATTCTTTTAATATGCCCCTCGTAAGGGAAAGACTCTGGTGCAAAAAAAGCAGTCTTAAAGCCTTTAGTTAAAGCAAGATTAGCGCTAATTTGGTCAACAACGTCAGACTTACCAGAGTTTGGTATACCAGTACAGACAGTCCATTCACCAAGACTAACGTTAAGATAACTAGTAGAATCGCCAAGACCAAGGGAGTAATTTTTAATTCCATTTTTATTATAATTTAATACGTTGTCCCAAATGTCGTCAATATTTAAAATACCTTCCAGAGGAAAGTTTTTAGCTTTACTTATAACGTCCATTAAAAAACTAGCACTTTCTTTATTTATTATTTCGTTAGCATCTTTATAAGTTCCAAAGTCAACATATTTACAGCGATATTTTCCGAGCCTTCTCGCAAGCTCCCCCCTTAATGTTAGTCCAGCCTCATCGTTATCCGTACATAAAATGATTTCTTTTTTATCTACAAAATACTCCCAACAATTATCTAAGTAATCTAATTTTTGATTCCCTTTACTAGCTCCGTTCGGTACGCTGCAAACACTAAATAAACCAGCCTCATGAAAGCTAAGTGCATCAATTTCGCCCTCAACTATGTAAATACGCTCAGAGTCTTTTATACTATCTAAACCGTAAAAAATTAATTCAGCTCCAGAAACAAGCTTAAAGTTTTTTTGTGAATCTCTATACTTTATGTTTATTAATTCGCCCTCTTTAAAATAATTAAAATTAACCGCCATACTTTTTGAGGAGGTTTGAGGAAAAAATTCTGTGCTGTGAGATACTTTCCAATGTATTAAAGTAGCTAAAGAAATACCTCTACCTTCAAAATATTTAACAATCTTATCCGGTAAATCCGTACTATGTAAAACCGGTTTAGTATAAACGGGCTTTTGTTTTATTTTTACGTTACCCTTCCATCCGCAATGGTGGCAATTATACATCCCCTTTGATAGATTTATGCTTAAAGGTTTGTCGCCTTTATTTTTTCTATCCGGGCTGCATTTAGGGCATTTTAACTTTTGCTCCTCATAATTGCCTTTAGGGTATATACCAATTTCATTGAATACATCAATCATAGTGCCTGTTTTAATTTGTTTATATTATAGTGTTCAGCTAATGTCTGTAAAAATTCTCGGATATTTTGATTTCTTACAAAGTTTTTTTTATTATTATAAACTTTCTTTACTGTGGTGTTTACCATATTTATAATTTCGCTAGTTTCAGTTTCATGTTCACAGTAGACAACAAAAGCCTCACCATTTGTTTTTTGCCAGCAATCCGCAATCCTTTTAAATAATATTTTTTGACCTACCGGGATTTGAACTCCTTTTAATTTTACCTCAAAAATAATTAGGTACTTGTTATCAAATTCTAAAATTGCGTCAATATCCGAAGGGTGTATTTTTGAATTACCTACGCCAGTAAAATCTAAAACCTGTTTTATTCTATTTTTATATTTTATCATTTTACAATCATATCTTTTGCATATTTATTTTTAAATACAAATACCCACTTCACGCCATCTTTATTTTTTCGCCTTAATTTTAATGGGCTTGTAAAGTTGTTTTTCCAGAAGTCATCTTCCAATGTTTTTTTAGTTATATAATAAACCTGCCTAGGAGAAACTTTATCTAATCTGTCAAGCTCATCAATAACTTTTAACCAATTATTTTTATCAGTATCATTTTTTGGTCTGTATTCATTTGGAAACAATAAAACTAAACTTTCAAAACATTTAGCTATTACTTCTTTATATTGTTTAATGTCATGTATAATGTTATTATACTTTGTGGCGGATTTTCCGGGTACGGCTTTTCCGTTTACGGCTTTTCCCGTTACGGCTCCGTTTTTTTCTGGTAAGCTTATGATATAATTGTAACCTAAAAATTTATTACTCTTATCTTTTACTTGTGATTTCTCCAGATAACCCAACTCAATTAATTCCTTAAATCTTGAATAGATGGCGTCCTTTCCGTCCTTAAAAGCGTTTACGGTATATTGGATGTTTATTCTAAATTTTGAATCGTGAGAAATTAAAAAACAAAATAGACCTACAGCTCCAGTACTAAGCCTGTTATCCCTTAGAATAGACCTAGGAACTATAATGTAATTCTCAAATTTTTCCGGTTTAAATATTCTGCCTGTTTCCATAAAAAGTAAAACCCCAAAGTTCAAGCGGTGGAGGTCGCTATCCCTAAAGGGTTTTTAAATTTTGATTAATAGCCTCCACACTACACGCCAAAAATAAATATTATTTTGGCATTTGTTTCATTCTGTCTGAAAAAATTCTTAATTCAGCCAAAAAATATTCAAATTTTTCTAAAGAAATATCGTCGTTTAAAAATACATTTTCAAATATTTCTAAAAGTAAATCAAACTCTGACCTTGTAAGCTCTCCAATATATTGATAATTTATTTCGTCAATGTCCGCCGTTGAATTTGTACGCCAAACCTTCTGCAAATCCTCACTGTAATACACGCTTTTATATCTATAATTCATAATTATTAAAATAGTTATCAATCAAAGTTACAGCATTTTCGTAAGTATTGACCCATTGAGCGTCCCAATTTGCTATTTTAAGACGTTCTAAGCAATCTTTTTGATTATCTGTAGGCTTATTATACCCCACTTTTAATTCAATCGCTAAACCAGCCTTAGAATCGTTTTGATAAAAAACTAAAATATCTGGTATTCCAGCCTTACCCCCCAAGTATTTAAACTTATATCGTTCAAAAGGGCTTCTTCTCCCCTCGTTAGGTACATGAATAGCTAAAACTTTTGGATGTTTTATTCTCAGATACGCCATGACTTGGTTTTGTAGAATATCCTCTTTAGTTAAATATTTTTCAAACGGGTTTCTTCTCATTATCTTTTTTTAAAATAATCTTTTATATGTGTATTTGCGCCTCTTAATCTAAGGGGGTTTATTATATGCTTATGATAGGGCTTTTTGCTTTTTATAAATACTTGTTTTGATTTAACTATTAACTCAATATCGTAAAGCCTATCATGAAACTCCTTTTCAGTATCTTTTAAATTATTACACACTTTAACACCATGTAATATAGTGGCATGATTTCTTTTAATTGATTCGCCAATAGTCTCAAAAATATGTCCGCTATATTTTCTGGCTAAATAAGAATATATATGCCTCGCCTCGCATCGGTATTTAGTTCTGTTCTGTACAGTCATGTCTACATTAGTGTACTCTTCAACTATCTTTTTAATTGTCTCTAGTTCTACTATCATAATATTATGCTTCCGTCCTCATTTAAGTTCTCTCTATTGTAACCCATTATTATTCCAGTTTCTAAATAAAATTTCCAATCACTTAAAGCCTTTTGAAAACCAAATCTTCCATCTTCAATCATTTTTTCATTTAAAGAATATACTTGAACTGAATAAGGGTACTTAGTTTCTATTGCTATAAATCTAAAATTCTCTACTGGTATCCCCATTACTTCCGAATAAATAACAGCCTGCAAATGGTAGCCCCATTTGTAAACGTCATATTTAAAAGATTTTGGAGAATTGTCTTGACAGGTTTTAATATCTGAAATAAAGTTTTTTTCTATATTATAACAATCCGGTCTAGCCTTAATAGGTATTCCCTTGTAAGTAGTAAAATGAGAAACCTCAATTTCTCCTTTGCTATAATATAAGGCGCTTTCGTTATTCAAATAATTTTTTTCAATTTCTTTAATTTTTAAAAAACTATCTTCAGTAACTAAATCTTTTTTATTATTTTCTTTCTCAAAAATTGCTTTTTTTTCTTTGCCTAGCTTAGTTCTTAAATCTAGTTTAGGCATAACAAAAAATTCTTTTTCAAAATTTTCTGGTTCCAAAAAATAAGAGTGTACAGCGCTTCCCATTATCATAGCCGGTGTACTGGTGAATCTTCTGTTTATGTGGTGAAATACACTTTTTAAATATATAGTCTTTAAACCACTAGCTGAGATGCTAGGGTCTAAATGATATTCTTTATTTGTTTGCTCTTTTTTAATCATTTTATTTTTGTTTGTTTAGTTTGTTTCCATCAATTATACCCTGCTGAATTACAGTTAAATTGTAAGTCTTTGCTAATTCTATTTTTAAAGCGTCAATATGCGAATAAATAAAATCTAGCTCGTCCTGTGTTATATCGTAAATTGTTTTTTTAACTATCATAGTCATAATAAAAAAGGGGCTTTCGCCCCTAGTTATAATTTAGAACGGCAAATCGGAGCCACCCTCTGGCGTCTTAACAGTAGTCTCAGCGTCTTTAGTCCAAGTATTTACTTGAACGTATGGCTTGCCACCTTTTGAGGTTAAGATGTCTAGGTTTACCCAGCCATTTTTTTCATTGTTTTTTAAAGTTTCAATCGCCTCATCAACTTTTATATTCAAGTTACCGATTACAAAATCGGGAGCCGATTCTCTTCTTT